GGTCGCGCTCCATCTCCTCGGCCTTGAGCTTGCTGACGTTGGCGAGCTTGCCCTCGATGCCGGTGATGTCGGTGGCGGCCTGGTCGCGGGCGGCGAACAGCTCAGCCACCCGCTCGTCCTCCTCGGCGGTCGTCGCAGAGCGGCCGTCCTGCTGGGCCTTGTCCAGGATGAGCTTGACTTCGGCACCGCACTTCTTGCGCCGCTTGTGGGCGGCTTCGAGCTCGACCTCGATCGAGGCGATCAGGTCGTCGAGTGTTCCGGGCATGCCGGACTCCCTTCACAGGTGTGTGGATTGCGGTGGTGCGCGCGATCCGTCTGCTCCGGGCGATCTGCCGGACGGCATGCGGAATCCCACCGGCCGGGCGATCTGCCGGGCGGTGTGCGAAGTTCAAAAGGGCTGGTCAGTCCTGTTCGGACTCGATCAGCAGGCGGGTACGGAGCATCATGATCGAACGCCCCGCAGAGGCGGGCTGTGTACGCAGCACGGGCACAGGCGGGGCCGGCGGCGCGGCCGGCAGGACCGCAGGGGGTGCGGCGAGGTCGGTGCGGGCCGAGAGCAGCGTCAGAGCTTCACGGGCGACCAGCGGCGACAGGTTCGGAATCGAGGCCAGGAACTCCCCGGACCGGGCCGCGATCGAGGTGTGCGGGCTGGCCCCGTAGGTGACCGGGCCGACATCACCGCGCTCCAGATCGAAGGAGTTGATGCGGTACTCGGTGTAGTCCGGGGACCACTGGCCCGAGGTGATCCGGAACATGAACGACTGCTCGCGCACGTCGCTGTCCTCAATGGCCTGCACGAGCAGCTGCACATCCGAGCGCTTGGGGTTGAGATACGCCCGGTCACCCAGGCCGGTGTCGTCAGCCCACAGCTCCAGCCGGGCGTTCCTGGTCGACGCCATCGGCATCGCGGCGTGGTTGAACCGGAAAACGACCTCCGGATCGGCCGCGAGAGTGCCGTCCGCGGCTCCCGCGCTGACGATCTCGCTGTACGGGCCGAACATGTCCCACATCTCGTAGCCCTGCTCGAACACCGAGGCGTAGCCCTCGACCATGTACCAGTCCATGCCGTCCCGCTTGACGGACTGGGCACGCAACTGCGAGGTGAAACGCACCTCGGGCGACTCGGGCCGGTCGCGGGGAACAGCCATAGGGCCGGTGCCCGCGGCAGCGGACCGGGCGGTGGCGGCCTGCGCGCGCAGGGCGGCCATGTCGCTCATGATTTCGCTCCTGGGGTAGCGGTGACGGGCTGCGCCTGGGCGCCCTTGCCGAACAGCCGGTCGAACTCGGCGAGCTGGTCATTGGTGAACGGCGGCCGGTCCTCCAGGGCCCGCGCCTCGGAGGGCGCCAGGGTCCGCGCGTCGATCTGTGTCTTGAACATCGCCGCCCGCGCCTGCGGGTCCATCCGCAGCAGCGCGTCCGTGTTCAGCTTCACGAACCGCGGCCGCGACGTCAGCGAACTCAGGGCCTCCTCGCGGCGGATGATCGCCGGGCCCAGATGCATGATCAGGAACTGAAGATTCCGCTGGGTCATGTTCGCGTAGGTGATCGAGTCGCCGGAGACCGCGGCGTCGATCAGGTTGCCCGGGACGTCGAAGAAGCGGGCGATGTCCCCGATGCCGAACCGCTTCGCCTCGATCCAGCTCCCGCCGGCGGCGTCGGCCTGGATCATGTCGTACTCCCAGTCCGAACCCGTCACGAACAAGTCCCTGCCGGTCACGGCCGCCTTGAACCGCCGCTTGGTCTCCATCGCCTCCGTGGGCGCCAGCGTGGCCTTGTTCTTGTTCTTCAGGTGCCCCGACGGGACCGCGCCGTTACCGAACCAGTCAAGGGCGAATTCCTGGATCGACAGGTACTCCCCGATCGACCAGGCGGCGAATGCCACCGGCGACAGGCCCAGGGGCAGACCCGCGAGCGTGTACTGCTTCTCGTGCCACACCTCGTTCGGCTGGTACACGGTGCCGCTGATCCGGTACGTCAGGACGCCCTTGCGGAGCCTGACGGTGACCTCGCTGAGCGGCACCAGCTCGATCCGCGCGGGAAAGCCCAGCCCGTCCAGCGCGGTGATCAGCCCGAAGCAGTTCCCCGCCCGGTCCAGGTCGACCTGGGAGGAGTAGAGCCACTCGATGATGCCCACCCGCTCACCGCCCGGCGCCGTCAGCACAGGGGGCTTGGGCACCTCGACCTGAATACCGCCCACGGTGCGGTACACATCTATCGGCATCGTGGAGATGAGGTTCGCCCGCAGCCGCAGGCACGCCCACACCGCGCTGTGCCGCAGCGCCATCTCGTTGGTCACCACCGCCGTGCCGGCGCGCTGCTCCGGCCGCTGCGGAATCATCTGCTCGGCAGTCTCACCCGGGAAATCCCGCTTCTGACGGGAAAACAGGCTCATGAACCGCCCCCCGTCGACCGCACCGGACGCGCCGCCCACCACGAACCGGTGAGCACCACACCGCCGCCGACCGCCAGGCCGGCCCAGCCGATCAGCGGGAAGACACCCGCCGCCGCACCGGTCGCCACCAGCAGAAGCCCCAGCGCGTCAAGGACTGTCGTCACCCACTCGCGCACAGCCGCCCCCACTCAGTAGACCGAATCCAGCACGTCGTAGTCCTCGTTCACCACCGGGCCGCGGGTCAGCAGCGCCCACCGGGCCAGCGTCACCGCCACCAGCGGCGCAATGTCCACGGGCGAGGAGAGCCGGTCCAGCGTCCAGGCATCCCCGCTGCGGCGGGTGCGGGCCCCGTTCACCGCAGCCGTCAGCGGCGCCTGGTCGATGTGCACGGCCGTGCCCTGCCGGATCGCATCCGCGATCTGCCCGCACGCCTCGATCACATCGCCCTGCCGCAGCACCACCAGGTCCCCGCGCCCGGCAGGCTCCTTCTCCTTCGGAGCCCTCACCCCGGCCGCGACCAGATCATCAACCAGCGACGCCGCCGGCGACCGCCCGGCCACCGCCACCGCCACCGGCCGCCACAACCGCGACAACCGCACCACCGCGGGCACCAGCCAGTCCGTACCCGGGCGCCGGTCCATCATCTCCAGGTGCATCCGGCCGTCCGCCCGTACCGACGCCATACCGATGGACGAGTAATCCCGGGCGTGCGACACATCGATCGCCAGCGCGGCATCCCCGCCCGGCCGCCACCTCTCGCCGGCCAGGCCCGCCCACGCCTCCTTCGGAATGTTCGGATCCGAGGGGGGCGTCGACTTGCGTGTGCGGTTCAGGTACGCGCGGTCAAACTCGCCCGGATCCAGCTTCTCCAGCTCGGCCCACAGAGTCGCCTCGGACACGGTGAACCCGAGTGCCGGCATGCAGGTTCTCCACGTCGACGGTTGATCGCGGGGCAGCCCGTCAGGCGCATACCACTCGAAGTACGCCACCGATGGATACACGCCGGTCTTCCATAGCTGTTCGATCAGCTCCCGGCCCGCGGACCGCTTCTTGTTCAGCCAGGCCGATTTCTCGGTGCCGCCGGCGGACGCCCACCACAGCTGGGCCATCTCCTTGGTGAGCATCGCCGGGGACATCGCCTGTTCGACCCGGTCGTCCTCATGGGCGAACGCCTCATCGATGACCCCGAGATCGAGGGCCGGACCGTGGCCGGCCTTCTCCGTGTTGCTGGTGATGCCGATCTTCGAACGGGTCGAGCCCCACAGGATGGCCTCGTTGCCGTTGGACATCCGGGTGCGGTACCGGTTGTGGAGCGGCGAGGCGTCCAGGGTGGTGATGAACTCGTCCTCGAACCGTGTCCGAGCCATCCCCCGGGTCTGCGCGGCGTACACGGTGTTCTGCCGGCTCCACGCCATCGTCCGGTGAACCATGACACCGAGGACTTGCTGGGTCTTCCCCTGCTGCCGCGGGACGGACAGACCGACCTCACGGTGCACGAACACCCCGGTGACCGGGTCGATCTCCAGGGCGACGTCCAATACGTAGCGCTGCCAGGGCATCGGCGGGTACCCGAGGCGCTCCATGATCCTGGCGACCTTGCCGCCCAGCGTCGGGAAGCCCGGGCGGCGCGGAGTCCCCCACAGCGGCGGGCACTCCAGGCCGTACAGCTCCCGGCACTGCTCGGCGAACTCAGTCGGGGGACGCCAGGTCGTCGAGGTCGTCATCGTCGTCCTTCGCCGGCCGCAGAGCCCACAGGTCCTTCAGCGTCGTCCGCAACTCCTTCGTCAATGCGGTCAGCGGAGGCCCGAACTCGCTGCCCCCGCGGTCGATCTCGCGGGCCAGAGTGTGGGCGAGTTCGGCGAGCGACGGTTCCAGCCCGACCAGGTCGCCCAGGGCGTCGATGTCCTCCCGCACGGCGCCGGCAACCGGCAACGGCGCGGCCTCGGCCGGCTCGCCTGCCGGTGCGGGCTCGACGGAGCGGGAGAGCAGCAGCATGGCCGGATTGACGTCCAGGGCGGTGGCGAGCGCGACCAGGTCGTCCACGTCGATCCGCCGGCGCCCGGCCTCGATCTTGGACAGGATGCTGGCGCTCATCGGGCGGCCGGTTCCGGTGACCAGCTCGGCGAGGTCGCTCTGTTCCAGGCCTTTGCCGCGCCTGATTCGGGCGACGCTGTCGGCGACGTGCTGCCCGATCGGCCCAAGTTCCAGCGCCCTGGTCGCCATGACCGCCTCCGTCCCGGCGATCGCCATCATCGCCATTCGGGCGGCCGGGGACCGCGGGGAGAGAAAAATAAAAGGTGGGCATGGGGCTGAGAAGCCGGTCCCTCCAAAAAATCCCGGGCCTCTGACCTGGGCTTTTGTCAATCACATAACCGCAGGTCAGGGCCTTGCCTTCATCAGGCTGAGCAGGAGCTCGGCGAGGTCCTCCGGATCCGCGGCCCAGGCGTTGCCCTCCTGCGCCTGCTCCGGGACGGCCCCTATGCGGACTGCAGGGTGGCCGGGGGCGAGGTTGCGCAGGGCCGCGGCGATGCGCTGCCGGGCGTCGTCGTCCTGCTCGGCGGGGGTGAGGATGTACCGGCCCTCGACCTGGGCGGGCTTGACCTCGAACCGGCAGCCCGGGCAGAACGATTCGTCCACGCCGGGCACCAGGTGGCCGCACTGGTGCAGCCAGGCGTACCGCTCGGTGGTGTCCATCGGTCCTCCGCTCATGGTCCCGCGTACCAGTCGACGGAGGTGACCAGGCGGGCGCCGCCGATCGTGTCGCTCTTCTCGTTGTTGCACTTGCGCCCGCATACCGGGCAGCCGGCTACGCCATGGATCGGTGCGAGGTTGTCGGGGTCGGCCTTAGCTCCGCCCTTGTGCGGCGGGATGAGGTGGTCGGCGGCGTCGGCTGCGCCGTGTCCGCACCAGTGGCAGACGTCCGACTCGGCGAGGACTTGGGCGCGGGCCTTGCGATAGGCGTAGGAGGTGAGCTCTTGGCGGCCGGTCATCGTCGCCGTCTCTGCCATTGATCCACGAACAGGAGCGATGCTACGAACCCGACGCCCACGCAGAACCCGAACACTGCCCCAAGCCACCAGTCGTCGGACATCGTCACCTCCTGCGAACGGGTCGCGGTACGGCTGATCGGCGCCCCGTTGCCTAGGACGGGGCGCCGCCACGGTCCTCACGGATACCGCATCCCGGGGGATCCGCCGGGGTGCACCTGGTGCGGGAGAGCCGACGACCGTTCCGGGACCTCATGGAGGCGGCAGGGTCCGCCAGTTCGTCAGCCCTTGTCGGGGCACTGCGCGCCCGCCACCGCGCTGAACTCGCTCTTACCGTCGGCGAGTCCGGTGGTGGCGGCGCCGATGTTGCCCTTGGCGTAGCGGCCGTTGGCGAGCCGGTTGTCGGCGCCCTTGGTGGCACCAGTGGAGCAGTTGATCTCGACGAAGTAGCCGGCGTTGTCCCCGGCCTTGTTGTCGATCACGTCGTCGAAGATGGCGCGCAGTCCCGTGGTGCTGCTGACCTGGACGGTGATGGTCCGTTGGTTGCCGGAGGCGTCTTGGCGGGTGACGGTGTAGGCCGGCGGTTCGGCCTTGTCGTCGTCGTCGCTGGACGAGCAGGCCGTGAGGCTGAGGAGTGCGGCGGCGGCTAAGGCCGCGGCGGCGAGTCGAGTGCGCATCGGGCCAGCGTGCCGGAGCGCCGTGTGCCGCGTACGTGCTATGGCGGGACTGTGACATGCCGATGACGTCGGCCGGGGTCGAGTGGGTCAGTTCTCGTCGGTCGGAGTGATGTCGAGGTAGTAGTCGGCGCCCGGCTTGAACATCACCGCGGGGTTGTCGACCTGCATGGTCAGGCTGCCGCTGGGGGTGGCCTGGGCGTAGCGCTGGTCCTCGGGCACGGACTGGTCGTACACCGCGCTGAACCGGAATGTCCGGGGCCAGGTCGGGTATGTGGCCGGTGCTTCTCCGGCGCCGACGTACCGCTGTACCTCGGCGGGCTGGTCGCTGCTCTGCTCGACGCTGGTGCAGCGGAATTTGGCACGGGTGGTAGGCATGGCGATGGCCTTTCTGACGGGTGGTGAGGATGCCGGAGTCTGCGGGCCTGGGTAGTGCGGGGGCTCTGGTCCGGGGCGCGTCTCCCGGTATGGCGCTGCGCCGATGCCGACGAGGCGCAGCGCACGGGCGCGGGTGGCTTGTTCGGCTCTGGCGACGTCGGCGAGACGGTAGAGGCGGTGGCCGCGGTCATCGAGGCCGGCGTGCTGCAGGTGCCCGCGGGCGTTCCAGTTGCAGATGGCGGTGAGGCCGACGGTGGCGGCGCGGCCGCCGCTGGCGATGTGCCGCCACTGGTTGGCGTGGGCGGCGGCCTGGGTGGCGGTGAGCCATGTCGTGTCCGGGGTGCTCATGTCACCCCCGGGATGTGCGGCTGCCCCCGGCGTGGTCGCTGGGGGCCGCTGGATAGCTGTGGGCACACGTGTGGTGCTGTCGCTATGTTCACGCTAAGAACGGATCTTGTCCAGTCGGTTCGCTGGAATGTGCCTGATGAGGGGTCAGGCCGCTGCGGTGAGGCGGGTACGGGCGGTGGCGATGATGGTGGCGGAGTCCTCGATGCCGACGAACCGCCGGTCTTCGAGGAGCGTGGCGACGCCGGTGGTGCCGGAGCCGGTGAAGGGGTCCAGCACGGTGCCGCCTTCGGGGGCGATGCGGACGAGTTGCCGCATGATCGCGACGGGTTTTTGGGTGATGTGGACGCGCTGCTTGCCGCGGGGCTGGGAGCCTTCGAGCCAGCCGGGCAGGTACACGGTGGGGGCGTGGCGGGCGGGTTCGCCGTTGCTGCCCCACAGAACGTATTCGCACTCGCGGCGGAACCCGTCGCGCTGCGGGCGGTTGATAGGTTTGCGCCAGGGGATGATGCCGCGCCAGGTCCACCCGCCGGCCTGCAGCGCGTCGGACATCGCGGGGAGTTGGGCCCAGTCGGTGAAGACGAGGATCGAGGCGCCGGGGCGGGCCAGGCGCAGGCACTGCGCGGTGATGAGTGTCAGCCAGTAGGTGTATGCGCGCTGGTCGCGGTTGTCGCCGGTGAAGTCCGGGAGCAGGTGGCCGGCGTCGCCTGAGACGTATTTGTCGCGGGCGCCCTGGGCGCGGCCGCCGGAGTTGTAGGGCGGGTCCATGATGACGGCGTCGACCGGGTCGGTGAGGGTCGGCAGGATGGTGAGGGCGTCGCCCTGGTGCAGGGTCCAGCCGGGCATTGTGGGCCTCCTGGTCGCGGGTCGCATGCGCTGGTTGGCGGGCGAGTCGGTGCGTACCAGTGATCATGCAACGTTGCCCCTGAGGGTGTCGACCACGCCTGCCGTGCCTTTGTCCGGACATGGCGACGGCCCGCCGACACGGGTGTCGGCGGGCCGTTGGTGAGTGGTCGCCGCGAGTGTGTCATAGGGGTCCGACAGTGGCGCGCCCCGGTTCCTGCCCGCCGGGGCCTGGCGTGGTGCGTGCCGCGATGATGAGGAGGCCGAGCCGGTACAGCGGCGGCAGCACCTGCGCGGCGTGCCGGCCGTACTGCTCGCGGGTCAGCCAGCGCCGGCACACTGCGCAGGTGATGTACTCGGCCCAGTCCCGCTCGGTCAGGGCGAAGGCTCCGCACAGGCATGGTGCCGGCAGTAGCCGGGTGCGTGGTTCGCTGCGGGTGATGCTGCGCACAGTGCGCAGCAGGCCGTGCAGCTCGGCATGGAACTGGGCGACCCATTCCCGGCCGCAGACCCAGGTGAGGCGGTCGGCCAGGTACTCGGTGCATGCCTCCACGGTGGGCAGGCCCGGGGGTGCCCTGCGCTGTTCGGCGGCGATGGCCTGGCACCAGTCCCGCAGGACGGCGAGGATCGGCACGGGGCCGGTCTGGTCCTCGCGGGTGCCGTGGACGGTGCCGGGGGGTGCGGGGCCGAGCAGGCTGAGAACGTCCTCCCGGACCGGCAGTGGCGCGCTGGCGCGGCCGCCGGTGGTGGCGCCGGTGCGCGGGGATGCGCCGGGCTGGAGACTGGCGCGCAGCAGTGGTACCTGGTGGCGTAGCTCGGTCAGCGCCGCGTGCAGGCCGCCCTGGCAGGCGGCGCAGGCGTATGCGCCGGACGGGTCGGGCCGGTGGCAGATGCTGCAGGTGGTCATGGGCCGGTCCTTGTGGTGGTGCGGTGGTCAGGCGGGATTCCAGCCGGTACCGGGTGTGCCGGTCCGGAGGTGGTATCGCTCGTCGTAGCCTGCGGCCTCGATTTCTTCGACGGTGGCGCCGGTGGCGCGGGCGGTGTCGAGGAAGTGCTGGCCGTTGCCGGCGAAGACGGTGACGAGCCAGGTTTCGCCGCCGCGGGGGTTGTCACGGCCCTCCAGCCAGTTGGCGTAGGCGGCTGTCTGGCTCCACATGCCGAAGCGGAGTTCATCGGTGGTGGTGACGAGGAAGCGGTGCACGCCGTCGGCGGGCGGACCGGTCTCGCCGGCGGTCTGCTGACCGGTCACTGGCGTGCTCCGCCCGGGGTCCGATGCGGCGTGTGCACGGGGTGGGTGCCGGTGATCTGGGTGCGGACCTGGGGGCGGGTGCCGCGGGGTACGTCTGCGTAGTCCCATGCGGTGCGGTAGGCGTCGGCGAGCAGTTGCACGGCGTACATGACGGCGTGCTCCGGGGTGTGGCCGGCCTCGGCGAGTATGGCCAGGTCCTCGCGCAGGTCGGCGTCGGTGTCCAGGGTGAGCTGGTCTGCGCCGGGCGGCGCGGGCTCGCTGGTGGTGGCGCACGGCCCGGGCCCGGGTGGCGCGGACGGTGGCGCATCCGGCGATGTGTCACTGTGCGCTGTGGCGGCCTGGGTGCGCCAGCGGCGCACGGTGTCCCGGCTGGGCATGCCGGGGTGGCGCGCGATGGCGCGGTTGCTCAGGCCCTGGCCGATCAACTCGCGTACCTGGCGGCGCAGTTCGTCGCGCGCCGGGGCGCCGGGTGGCGCGGTCATGCCGTGTCTCCCATCGGGGCGGTGCTGTACGGGCGTAGCAGGACGGTCAGCGGCGGGATGCCGCTATCGGGTACGAGGGGCAGGGCCAGGAGGCCGCGGCCGCCGGCGGGGCGGCGGCCTGCCGGGGCTGCGGGGTGACGGCGGATGCGGTCGAGCAGCCCGGCAAAGCGTTTGAGGGTCTCGGGCTCGGCGGCGATTTCCCCGATCGGTTCGTCCTGGCAGACGATCAGTCGCACGACGGGTCATGTCCTTTGGGGATCTGCGGCGCCGGCGGCGATCTGCTGGAGGAGGTAGAGCATCCGGTCGGCCCGGCCGGGCGGGGTGACGGTGCGTGGGCTGCGGGTGCGGTGGTCGATGTCGGCGCGCCAGTTTGCGGTGAGGGTCCACAGGTCGTAGTCGTTGCCGTAGCCGGTGGGGAAGATCTCGGACCAGCCGGCGCGGATCAGGGTGTGACGCAGCGGGGCCAGGTCGTCGTGTCCCCAGCGCACCAGGCGGCGTCCGGTGAGGGCCTGGCGCAGTGGGGGGGCCGCGTCGTCGGGGGCGAGGGCGCCGTCGGGGATTCCGGCTGACCGTGGCCCGACCAGGCGGACGGTGATGTCGGCCAGTTGGCGGCCGGTGGTGTCGAGTACGACGGCGCGGGCGGCCGACGGGGAGCGGCGGGCGCCGGAGGGGGTGGTGCCTCGCTGGGTGAGGTCCACGTGTACCAGCACGGTGCGGTCGTCGGCGAGGAGTTCGGCGGCGCGGGCGGCGGCCTGCCCGCGCCTGCCGGCCGATTCCCGCTGCACGGCCTGCAGGCTGCGACTGTGGGCGCAGGCGCGGCACAGCCGGTCTCCGTCCTGGTAGACGCTGCAGGGCAGTTCGGGGTGGGCGCCGCAGTGGGTGCACTGCCGGGGGTCGGGGCCGTTTGTGCGGGCGCGGGCCGCGGTCAGGGCCCGCCCGGTGGCCGGGCTCGGCACCGACTCGTCCACCCGGTACAGGTCGATCGCAGTTTTCTTGTCGCGGAAGTCGTAGCCGTCGACCCATGCGGCCGGGGCGGCGGGTCGGCGGGGCAGGTCGAGCTGTGCGAGCTGGGTCTTGGTCAGGTAGACGCCGGGCGGGACGTCGGACCATGAGCGGAAGTGGCGGATCTCGCTGGCAGCTGTCATGGGTCAGTCCTCGTCGGGGTGGGATGGAGAATCGGTCAGGTCGAGGTCGAGGTCGAGGTCGAGGGCGAGCTGGCCGTGGGCGGGCGGGTGGGCGAGCCCCCGCAGGCCCTTGCGGCAGACGGGGCCGAGGCCCAGCGCGCGGGAGGCGGGCTCGCGCAGGGGGTGCTGGCACTCCTGGCAGAGCACTTCGGTGTCGGTGTAGGCGTCGGCGGCGGTCATCAGAACGGGGGCTCGTCGCTGAAGCCACCGGTCGAGGCGCGCCGGGCGGTGAGCTGGGCGTACCAGGTGGCGGCGCGGCGGGGTATGGGCAGCAGGGTGCGGCGCCAGGGCGTCCAGCAGTCGCAGTAGGTCGTCTGTACGTCGCCGTACGTGCTCCAGGGCTCGTCCCAGCTGCCGTCACCGAGGCACAGGTGGCAGTGGGGGCGCGGGGTGTCGGTCAGCACCAGTGCGGGCTGCGGGCAGTCGGCGTACCGGATCCGGATCCGCAGGCCCGGGGCGGTCCGGCGCAGCCGCGCGGTCCGTACCCGGTCCAGGCTCAGGATGACGGCGGCCAGGACGAGGGCGCCGGCCAGGGGCAGGCCGAGCAGGAGTGCGGCGGCGGCCAGCCCCGCGCGGGGGCCCGAGGCGATGGCGATGGCGCCGCAGATCACGGCCAGGACGGCGACGGTTACGCCGGCGTATGCCGCGGGCCTGGACCGGTAGGGGTCCGTGGTACTCATCGATGAGTCTCCGTGGTGGGTTGGGGCAGGGCGGTGATGTGCCAGCCGTCGCGCCGCAGGTCGCGGACAGCCTGGCGCGACGCCTCGGTGGCGATGACGACCGCGGTCGCGGGGTCCAGGCCGGGCATGTGGTCGTCCAGGACGGCAGTGACACGGGCGCGGATGACGGCCGCGACGGCGTCGGCGATCACGCGGGCGGCCGGGGTCACCGCGGCCGCCATACGGTGCGGCGCCGGATGGGCCGCGGGGTCAGCCGGGGGCGGCGCGGCGGCGGAGTGGCGCAGGTAGCCACGTGGGGCATCGCGCGCCACTCCCCGCCCTCCAGGCTGGCCCGGTCGCTGGCCAGCGCACGAGACCGCAGCGTTCGGGTCACGTCCGCCCTGACGGCCTGGTTGCCCACGGGGTCGGGTTCGGCGTTGACCGGCATGCGGTGGCCGGCGGCGGTGATCGTCCAGAGGATGCGGGCCCCGCAGTGGTCGCAGGTCTCGACATCGGCAGCACTGGGCATCGTCTCTCGTCTCGTCAGGCGGTACCGGCGGCGCGCGGGTAGGGCGCGTACTGGCCGGGTGGTGGCAGGGGCGGCCGGTAGCGGCCGGGCTCGGCATCGAGTGCGGCCAGGACGTACGCGGTGGGGTCCGGCAGATCGAGGTCGCCGAGAATCTCCACGGCGGTCGTCGCGGCCCGCCGTACGGGCACCGGGGCGCCGTACAGCCCGGTCATGTGTGCGGCGATCAGCGCGTGATCCAGCGGCGCCGGACCGGGCACGGGGAGGAGCAGGGGCAGTTGGCCGCCGGGCCGGCTTCCTCCGCCGTCCAGGCCCCGCAGTCCCGTCGGCTCCGGCGGGAGCTCGTCCTCACACGTCTCGCGCGCACGGACCTGTGGCTGAGGTACGGGCCAAGCCACGTCATGGTCACTGTCAGGGTCTCTACCGTAGGTA